GTCATAAACTTTTTCTTCGGATAAGAAAAATGTAATTCAAATGTATAGTACTCAAACCCAGTAACCAAATCTTCTTGTATCTCAATATTTGGTGACATTGCAACACAACCACTTAAAAATAATAGTGGTATTATTTTTTGCCAGACCATGCTTGAGCACCAAAAAATGCAGCTACAATACCAGCTACGGAAACAAAGTATACTGCTGCCATATCACCAAGAATAGTTGCTGCTTGGTGCAAATTCATTAACTCAGTAGCCATAACTGTAGCAGGATACAGTAACATGCCTGCAAGAGCAAACCAAGTCATTTTTCGTTGAGCATCTCGCATTGCATCTGCATCTTCCAGTTCTTTTCTTTTAAACTCAAGATACATAGCTCTTTCTTCAGCATCTACTTTATTATCTCCATTTACATCTGCTGGATGATAACCTGCTTTTTCGAGTTCATCTACCATTATTTTTTCCACTTAGCCACGGCAAGTTTAAGTGCCACGTCTTGGGGAAAGTAAAGCCAGTAATGCTTTTTATGACCTAACTTTTCCATTTCCTCCCACTTGACAAACTTTTTAGTCCAATTATCTGCCCAGTGTTTTCCAAAACGAAGAACGGCATGTCCTCCTCCGTTTTTTGTAGTAACTCTACGAATTTGCGCTTTACCTGTAATTAAATAAAACCAGAACTTCCACATAGATTTACCACTAATTAAATATAGTAGCGTAAGAGCATAGTCTTCGCAGTCGCCTATGTAAGGATGGTCTTTCATAATCTGCCAGTGCTCACGTTTTGCATACTGGTCAATATCATACTTATATGCCCAACTTGCGTTTAGTTCTTCTACTTCTCGCTCAAACATTACCACTTTACCTTATCGGCCCAATAAGCTGCGCTCATTTTACCCTTTGCAATATTTTTACGATGACGTGCTTTAAACGATGCACGCTTACGCTTCATTGCCTCAGACTCTCCAGCTTTTGGTTTACCTGCTGTTTTGGCTCCTTGTTGCCCAAATCGAATAAGTTTTGTTTTGTGTCCTGTTTGTGCTAAAACAATATGAGATTTTGTTTTATGACCAGGAGT